GCCTATACGAGCTGTTAGTTTGCCTGTACCTGATGGAGTGAAATTACCACCACTTCTATTTATAGTATGAACAAATATACTTCTACTGTCAGATTCTGCTCTTACAACTAAACCTACATTAGACTTTACAGCAAATTCATTGTCTGTTGGCTTTAATGTACTCCAATTAGTAACAGTTACACTGCCTTGTATTACTGCTGCAACCAAATTTCCATCTGTAATCTCAACTGGGTGGTCAGCTTCTGATAAATCAGATGTTAAAATTGTATTCTCTGCTGCAAATATTAATTCTAATGCAGGAGATTCAACACTATCATCTGTGTTTTGCAAGTAAATTGATTGTATGATTGCTGAACCACCTGTAACTGCAACTGCATTTGGTATTTCTATTGATTGTGATACAACTTCATCATTGTTATGAGTGGCTGCTGTTGTTGTTAATGTTACGTCAATCAAATCAACTGCCATTGAGTTGAGTTTTTCACGTGCAGTTAAGCCAACTAAACTTGTTCTTGCCATACTACACCTCCTCTACTTTACAGCCTTTAGCTTCGTATGTTTTAACATATTCGCCAAGATTTTCTCTGTATATTACTTTACCATTTGGTTTTGTAATTTTAAATTTACCTGATGATTTAACTTTTTTTACTTCTTTTTTAGCTTTTTTAGCTACTTTTTTCGCTTCAGCCATAGTTTCTCCTAAGATTTTATTATTTTGCCATTTTTATCAAAACTTATCCCACCAAACATACCAATATTATCTAAGCTCTTACCTTTTTTGTTTTTATCTATCCTTGCACCTACTTCACCTATATAATCTAAGTAGGACATCTTAGAGCCTTTGTAATATGCTTCTTGTCCTCTATCACCTGATTCTGATAAACATAAATCATTGTTTGGATCAAGATTGACACCAAAATCTTTATTATTTAAGTTTCCAATGTCTTTTTTTGGTTTATTTTTTTTAATTATATTTTCTGCCATAATATATATAAGGGGAGCATTACACTCCCCTTATTTAATTAGCTATTATTAAGCTGTACTTGTTTCTGTAGTTATTTCTACACCGTGCAAGTCAACTAACTCTGTAATTGCATAGTAGCCATTACAAGCTAAGATAGTTGAAGCACCAAGCTCGTTTCTTTCAGTATTCACTTCTATGAAACTTCCACCACTCATATTTACAACACCTGCTCCAATAGCTGTACTTGCAAATATTCCACCTTTGTGTGTGTCAGAATTAGCTAACACTTGAGGTGATGTGAAAAAGTTAATACCTGCGATGCTTGTTACAAACCCTGCACCCATAAACTGATCGCCTACAGCTGAAGCGTGTCCACCATTAAATGCACCGTTGCTTCCTTGTTGTGCTGAAATACCAAACTCATTTGATAATCCGAAAGAGCCATACATTTGTAGTGGATGTAGAACTGCACTATAAGGTCTTGGAGCATCGTTAGCTTCAAGTGATGCAAGAGCATCCATAATGTCTAAAAACTTCAAGCCATCAGTTGCTGTACCTTTTACTGTTGCAAAGTTGTCAAATGCTGCACATACATCTTTGTCAAACTTGGCTGCTACTGCGTTACCAAGAACTTGACCTGATTGTACTAAGTAAGCATCGCTTGATCCGTGTGCAACAAGGTCAGTAACTTGTGCTGTAATAGATTTTCTTAGCACTTCTACTGAATTAGCAACTGAAGTTAAATCTGTAGCTGCTGTGTCTGCACCTTCTGCACCTGCTGAGTTTTCAGTAACTGATGATGCTGCTACTTTTGACCACTCAGGAAAACTTACATTAATTGAGCCACTTGGTGCTTCTTGCATTGTGATTAGACTTGGTGTAACTGATGCTTTGTTGAATTGTACAATAGCTGATGCAGTAACTACACCTGATGATTGACCAACAGCAACATCTGTATCAGAAATACCCATAAGATGATTACCTGCATAACCATTATGCACCCATCCCTGTATATTGTTAATTAAATTGTTCATTATAACCTACCTTTGTTATTTTATGTTACGTAATGCTTTATCTGCACCCTGTGGATCATTGATTGCAAATTCTGCCCAAGAACTATAGCCACCAAAGTCGCCAGTTCCTTTATTAGAGTTTGCAGGTCTTTGATTCGGAGTGCCTACTGTATTTGTCTGCGTAACCCTTTTAGCAAACACTTCCAACTTATCAAGAGATAAACCTTCAGCAATCAATTTGTCATCGTCATTTTTAATTGATTCCATTATATTCGCTCTTTTGTCGGTTTTGTATGTATTCCACGCTTCAGAATCAGCTTGAAACTTTGCCAAGTCTTTAGCTTGTTCATCAAGTAGTGTTTTATATTCGCCCTGCTTTTCAAGTTCTTTCTTCCTTGCAGATTCTTGGTCTGCTTTAAACTTATCAAGTTGCGACCTAACATCATTAAGCTCATCGCCAATCTTATTGCGTTGTGCGATAACCTCGTCTAATCTTGACTTAGGAATACTATTAACATTTGTATCAGCTTGTGTGCTGTCATTTTTTACGTTGTTTGTTTCAACTTGGGTATTTTCGATTTGTTCTGACATTTTAACCTCTTAAGTGAGTTTTTAGTTACAAATTTACATAGTAATATTAGTAATTAATTGCAAGAAAAAAAATAATTATTTTCCTAAAACGATTTTAGTTGTTTTATTAGGAAATTGTTTTGCTATTTCTCTACGCACATCTTTTTCTATTGTTTCTATAATTTTTTTAGGTAATGGCTGTTTATCTGATGACAATTCTCTTTTCATTCTATTTAATGATGCAACTTTTCCACCGTGTGCTGCAAACTTAATACCAAATGATGTAGGTGTAGCAAATGGCTTTGCATCGTTCTTCAAATCGCCTGTCAATACTGGTGTTACCTTTGTTGCATACGCACCTGATTGTCTTTTAAATTTATTTGCCCTTTTGCGTTCACCATATTCTTTTGAGTATGATTTAAATGGTCTGCCAAATACATCTTTACCTTTTTCAAAGATATGATCTACATAGGATTTACGTGTCTTAAATGACATCTTCTGCATAAACTTAATATCAAGCATCTGTTCTTACATCCTTGCTTTTAGATTCTGCTTCTACTGGTATCCATTGGTGTCTGCAATTATAACCTCCACCTGATATAAATACATTTGCACCAAACCTTGATTCTATCTCTGCTTTTGTTAAATTACCTGCACCCCACATTTCTAAACAAAAATCTCTTGTTCTGTCATCAATAGCACCTACATATCTATACTTTTGATTATCGCCTAATTGGTCAATCATTACTTTACTTACGCTACGTGAGTAGTCATTTAGTCCTGTAGTTACAAGTGTTTGCATTTGTTTGTTAGATAGTCCTGCTTGTTGTTGTATAGCATCAAATATACCTTTTTCTGTGCTACCTGCTATTGCACCTTTAACTATTTCTTTTTTTATAATATTACCCATCTGCCCTAAATGTTCTGCAAATGTTGATCTACTAAAGTTTGTTAGACTTCTAAGTGTTTCTTCAGTTATATCTGCAATTAAGTCCATATCTTGCAATACGATTGTATGTGCTTGTGTGTAGCCTTGCAATATGTTTGCTGATTTAATTCTAACAAGCTCTTGGATGTCAAGTTGGTCTAATGCAAATAGAAATTGGTCTATTGTTTGAAATCTGTCTGCTTTTGATAAGGTTAGTAAATCTCTAACCAACTCTTGTTGTAGTTGGTCTGTTTGTCGTGCCACTTGTGCTGCTATATTATCTATCTTTGTTTGGTCTGCCATTAGCTAAGTAAATCAGTTACAGATTTGCGTGATTCCCAAAACTTACACGACCAATATCGTGCTTTTGTTTTGTCTGTAGGTTTGTTTGTGTCGCATCTATGTCTTGCCCTAAAATCTCTGCGATTCTTATCTGAAAACCTTTTAATCCTCATATTCGGATCGCCAAACATAACTTTCTTTACTTTATCTCCATCTTTAACGTAAACCTTAAACTTCTTGCGACCATATCCTGCTTCGCCTTTAGTTATTCGGATTGGCTTATCTAACTTTACTTGTTTGCCTTGATACTCTGCCATTACTTTTTCTTTAATATCTTTTTAATCTTACCACTTGCAGTTCTTGCAAATTTAGCAGTCTTTGTTTCTCTAATTAATGTTCCGTAGTATCTTTTCTTTCCGTACATCCAACTAACTTTTTTAGGCATAATATCTCCTTATTGTACTGGTCTTGTTAATGCTTGTAATAGACTATCTTGTGGTGCTTCTTCTTCATCAGGCTCTGCTATGTCTGCTCCACTACGTTCAAACAAATAATCTTGTGCTGATTCTCTATCAGGGTATCTATCAGGATCAATCTGAATCATTATGTCTGCTGTGTCAATAATACCATTAGCAAGTTCCCAATCCCATTTCTCACGTTGTTCTTTATCTGAAAGTATTTCCATACTCTCTTGATAATCTACTTTTAAAAGTTCACCTGTGCTTCTATTAGCTTCTACGTTAAGCAACACAGTTTCTACTTCATAAAGTTTGTACTCAAGTTCTTTCCAACGTATAACATCGGATATTCTTTGATCTGTTAATTCTTGGTTCCTGAGTTTTATTGCAA